AAGCTAAAAAACGCACTTCTTGTTTTTTAGTAGCCGGTGGTCTTTGTCCGGGTTACCCCTTTCATTTCCACTCACCCTACGGCCATCAGTTGAACTACGCTATTTAAGCGTGTGTTTTAAGAATTGAAAACGCTTTCGTTGGGTTAGACAATTCAATGTCTACGAGACCATATACTTTAAGAGCCACCATATTCTGTTGGAATAGGTTGATTAAAGTTGAGCCATCAGTGTCAGTGATAGTTGCTTGGTCTGAGATTTCCATTTGATACTGTTTGCTGTCACCGTAAATTACGTTGTCGTAATCAACGAGAGCTAAGAACGCTTTGGCAGCTTGTGAGCCGTCTGACGTTTTAGGCATAACCGCAGTTGTATCATATGGTACATCCCACATTGTTGGCGGTAATGAACCACCAAAACCCTCAAACAAGAAGCCTTGTTTATCCGTACTCACTGCTGCCCTCAATCGTCTAAAGACGTTAAGAACCGAGAGAGACAAAGCCCATCTCATACTTGGTGACAAGAAATTCTCGTCAATTTGGTCAAGCATAGAAAGCAAGTCCTCGGCAGTAGCACCGGAATAGGTCGTAGCGGACGCAAGTGTTGTGACCGGTACGCCAGAAGTCTGAAACACACCCTCACCAGATCCAAGACCTAACAGTCCCCATTGATCTTCAAGTTTTGCAATTGCTTTCGCTGCAAGGTCTGAGATTGCATCAACCAAGTCTGCGGTTGCATTTTCAAGCAACACTTTCGAGACAGGGATAATGACACCAACAGTTTTTGCCCGGAGTTGTAACGCGCCGGTAGTAGGCTGACTGGACGTAATCGCTGCGGTATCACCGGCAAGGCGATAGGCAGTAAGTGTCGACAATGTAGGGATATTTTCGTTAATACCCTGCATTGGCCACTTTTTAGCTCTTTGACGGATAAGACCGTATTTTTGAGCTAACGTGATAATCTGGTCAGAAACGTAAGTAGGCACAAGCTCGCTACCACTGGTAGATGTACCAGCAGAGAGGGCTTTGGTGGCCGTTCGGTCACCTTTTGCCAATTTACTAAGATATTCCGCAGCAGCTTTTTTACTTTCTGCTTCTTCTGTTTTGGTTTCGTTGTCTCCACCTCCAAAGATGTCTTTGCGGAGTGGTTTAGATGCTTTGATTTGCTCAAGCACCATCGGCGTTAAGGCCGTAGCCACTGTTTCAAGTTCCTTTTTTTCAGCAGCCTCTTTATCGGCTGCCTCTTTTGCTTCGATTTCTTCTTTTGTCATGTTATTTTTTCGCTCCTTTCTCCATCAGAGTCTAGCCCTTTGTGGACTCTCCTTTTATTGTTTTAAATAACCGGAGAGTCAAGCCGACCTGTTTATCAGTCTCTTTGAGTTGTTTTTGTGTAGCAGTAATTTGACTGTAGAGCCTTTTTGTCAGTGGCTTATCAGTTTGTTTACCGCCCTCTTCTTCTGCTGCCTGTTCTGCAACACTATCAAGCACCTCTTGTACTCCTTTTGCTGCGTTATTCATATGGTCGCAAGCCTGTTGCAGCATCTTTTCATGCTTTGCACTAATTGTACGGCCTGATTTAACCGTGAAGTCTTTGAGCTTGATGGTCTTTTCACCAAGTACCGCCTGCATCTGGGTTACCTCCATAACAAGAGCAAGCGCCTGTTGCAGCTTATCAATTGACTCTTGTGAGACACCGGCTTGCTGAAATGCCCGGATAAAATAATGCAGCTCGTCAAGCACATAGGACAGAGCAATAACCTCATTGACATCTTTTTTCTCTGGGACAAGCAACGCTTTCAGTTCGGCAACGCTCATATCAGCCACTTTCGGGTCTTTCGGCTCATCTGCTGGCTCTTTTGGATCTGTCGGGGTTTCCTCGTCAGGTTTTTCACCTTCCGGCTCTCCGTCTTTTGGCTCATCTTTTGGATCTTCGCCGCCTTTACCCACCACAGCATCAACGTCAATACCCTTTGATCGCATGACCGTCAAAGCCTCCGGGTTATCGGGCACAGGGACGCTTGAAAACTCAAAAAGTTCCCAAGTCTTAAAGTTATAGCCACCTACACTATTCTCATCATAATCAGTCGGCATAAAGCCAATTGACCACGCATTAAGAAAACCCTGTTTATACATCTCGTAGATCGTATCTGCCTTATCATAGACGCCCTCGTCCGGAAATTGAACCGTTGCAAGGATTCCGGTATCAGAGACTTTAAGCGAAGTGCATCTAGCAATCGGCATGTCAGAGTAGTTGTGAGCAAATAAAACTACCGGGTTTTTCAAGAAATTCTCGGCATCCATACCTTGTGGCTGCACAGTATCTTTGGATCTATCAGGGGTTGGGGTTGAGATTTTGACAACAAGCGTACGAGGCTGGCCGTCTGCCACCTTGACCTCGCCGGTATTAAAATTCCTAAAAATCTTTTGCAATCGAATGTCTTTCAGCATACTTTAATTTTACTGGCTTTTATTTGCCCTTTTATACATTTCCAGTTTTACTCACCGGTATCGCCAATATCGGGCTGTAAGGCACATTCACAGTTAGGATGGCCCGGGGGTGCATCATCGCCGCTGGCAAAATCATCATCAAGTGGTATAACACCTTGGTCAGCATTGCCCACGCAGACGTCATCAGATGCCTCAGCATCAGGTAACCAGCTCTTACCGGTTACAACACCTGATTGCTTATACCCTTCGAGGTTGCCTTGAGCATAAGCGTCAATGGTCTCAGTCCGGGCAAGCCTCTCAGCTCTAAAATCGCTTTGATTATCAAAGAATTGACCGATACTAGCAGACATCTCGTCAATAGTCTCACCATTCTCAATTGCCGTACTTATAACGCTAGTTATATCTGCTTTCATCGTGTCAGCATAGCTCTGGGTATTCTCAAGAGCATGGGCATTGACCTGTCGTACTGCTCGTGGGTTGGCCAGATCGAAGTCAACGTCACTTGATACCTGTTGCAAGCCTATTTTTCCGGCCTTATCAAACACATCGCTCATGCCCTCTTGGGTGGCATCATGGAGTAGGCCGATCCAGTCGTTATAGTTGGTAAACAAGAGCTTGACCAGTTGGTTTTTCGGATCGGTAAGGTCTTTGAGCCGATCAAGCAGTCCTTTGGTCTCATGTTTTGGCGCGTTCTTGGCAGATTGCAAATTGCTATGTAACAATTCCTTTAGTTTTTCGTTTAATGCCAGATTTTTCTTTTTGAGTTTGGGTATAGCGGTCTCAACAACGCTACTCTTTGCGGCTTTTGCTTTTTCATAGAAGGCCTTGCGCTCTTTGCTGAGTTTGACAGCTCGCACCTTACTTTTCAATGGCAGCATGTGGTATTTTACTCTTTTTTTTTTACCTTTTTCACCCGGTGTATCATCACCCTCACCCGGTTCGTCTTGCTCATCGTCCGGTGTATTTTGTTCGGTTGTCGGGTCGCCGTTCTCTGCTTCTTCAATAGCACTTTGAGTCATTGGGGCATAGAGACTTGGGATGTAGAGATATTCGCCACCTTCAACCGGCTCAAGCCCTATATCTGCCCGGGCTTCGTTTGGTGTCATGTAGTAGTTTTTGATACCGCTTTCTCTGTCAAGGCGTTGTTGGTCGAGATTTGCCGGGACTGGATCGTCAAAGTATAGACGATATTGTTTCTGGTCAAGACCAAAGAGAGGTAAGTAGAACTCAGTGAGTTTACTAACAAATTGTTTCATCTTTGGCCGGATGACATATTTTGCAAAGACATACTCGGATGCTTCGGCACTGGCAAGGTTGACATCCTCGGTGATACCAAGAATTATTTTTGACACCCGGAAAATGGCAAGTATTTCATCTCTAGTATTTTTGCGAGAGTTGCTAAATTCCATCTCTCGACTGGTAGGTGAGATTGCCTGAAATTTCAAATTGCCTTCAAGGATCGCCAGCTTATGTGCATTGGCAACGCCTTTAAATTTCGACTCCCAATTTTCACGGATCCTTGTGTACTGGTCTTGGTTGAGTGTCCCTTCTGTTGACAGGACACCGGATGGCATCGCGGCATTACCAAAAAAATTGCGCTGCCACTCACCGGCGTATTGATCGGTGTCAATTGCAAGTGCCGCCGCTTGGACAGTTCCCATACCTCGGTAGGGATTGACTGGATTAAATCGTTTAAAGTGCAAAATCTCTGTCGTATTAAAAGGCACTTTCGTACCTTTTTCGTTAGTGTAAACATAACCGGCAATGTAGTCTTTTTCACTTTTTACGACTTCCACACGGGTAGGGTCAAGCGGCCAGATT